GTGTGGGGGGTGGGTGGGGTGGTGGGTTCAGTTGGTTCGCTGCTTGTTGGTGAGGGCGGCGTTGACGGCGGTGGCGTGGAGGTAGCCGTCGATGAGGCCCTGCGCGTAGAGGGGGTCGTAGGGGTCGGCCATGGCGGCGCGGGCGTGGACGCGGCGGGAGGGGAGGTGGGTGATGGCGGCGAGTTCGCCGTCGGTGTAGCCGTCGTCGTAGGAGTTCGTGGTCATGGCGGGGCCTTTCAGGCGGCGGTGGTCTGGGTGTCGAGGGCCTGGGCGGCGCGGAGGATGCGTCCGATGACTTCGCTGGTGGACGGCGGCTTGGTGGCGCCGATGGGCGGGGTGGCGGCCCAGTTGGAGACGTGCTCGATGTAGTCGGGGATGGTGTGGCCGGGGGCGATCTCGGTTTCGCAGGGGTCGGTGTCGAGGGCGTCGCTGATGGCGCGGATGGCGGCCATGGCGCGGGCGCTGGACTCGATGAGGCGGAGGGAGGCGATCTCGTCGGTGTAGAACTCGGGCGGAGCGGGGCAGTCTTCGGCGACGACGTAGGCGATGGCGCAGATGTCCAGTTGGTCGTCGGGGGCGGCGAACTGGTTGCCGGTGTGGAGGCCGTGCAGGTTCACGTAGGCGGCCATCACGTGGAGGTCGTAGGCGGTGGTGTTCATGTGGTGGCTCCCTGCTGGGGTTGTGCCGCCCGGCCGCGCGGTGTCGGCTTCACGCGCGGCCGGGCAGGACTTGGGGTGGGTCAGTCGGCGCGGATCGCGGCGGCGGTCTCTCGCAGCGCGGTCGTCACGTCGTCCTTCGTCCGGTGCGGCTCGTCGTTCCAGGCCGCCAAGTCCAGGCCGAGCACGCCCAGGTGGTTCAGGACCGTGTCGCCGATGTCGCACGTCTTGGCGTAGGCACCGTCGTCCTTAGGCGGGAACGGGTGACCGAAGAGGGCCACGTTGATGGCTCCCATGGCGCAGACGCGGCATTCGGTCGGCGACTTACCGGGCTCGTAGTAGTCCTCCTGGAGCCAGCCGACCCGCTCGATGTGGGCGGCGGCCTGGTCCAGGGCATCCGCGATCTCGTTCTTGTCCAGCATCAGAACTCCGTTTCGGGGTGGCGGTCGTAGCAGGTGGGGCACTGGATGCGGCCGAGGTTGTAGCCGCCGGTCCACTCGATGACGTGCGCGTCGGGGTCCTCGGCGTCGAAGATGCAGCCGCAGACGCAGGAGCAGGCGCAGCGCCGGATGTCGCCGCTGGCGGGGAGCGGCATGCCGATGAGGCTGGCGGCGCGGGCCATGAGCTCGAAGTAGTGCTGGTGGGTGCCGGCGGTGTCGGCCTGCTGCATGAGCTGGTCGAAGGCGTCCTGGATGGGGGCCGGGAGGGTGTTGTAGTCGGTTTCGAGGCGTGCGGAGGCGTGCGTCATCACGGCCACGGTGGCTCCAGGGAAGGCAGGGAGGGGCGAACGGCCCGTGGTGGGGCGGGTGTTGCCTTATCGATGGTTCCACCGTACCGCTATGAGCATTGGGTGGCAATGCTCAATCGGGTTCGGGCGTGAGAAAGCCCCGACCCCCAGGGGTGCTGGGAGCCGGGGCTTTAGGCCGGCGGTCAGGCGCCGTCTTCGCGGGCGTCGACCCACGCCGCGTGCACCTTCAGCAAAGCCGTCCACGACGCGTGGTTCACTCCGCCGTACTTCACGACCCTGACGCCGCGCGCCCTGCTCTGCCGCTCCAGGGTGCGCTGGGCGATGGGGTGCCCCGTTTCGGCGAGCAGCGCGGAAGCGTCGCCGAGGCTGATCTCGTCACCGCCGGCGTAGGGGCTGATCAGTGCTGTGGCCATGGTGGCCTCCCGAAAACTCGGCGGCGCCATCGTTCGCAGCTCCGGCGGCGCCGATACGGGGGACTACGCGAGTCCTCTTGTGGTGGTGTGAAGTTGTGGGTTGCCAGGTACGACCCGGATACCCCGGATCAGGTTGTACGCGCCTGCCGAAGATCCTTCCTTGCCGTCACGTGCTCGTGCGCGAGGCGACCGAGGGTGAAGGTCGTGGAGAAGCCGTCGTGGTCGACGCACTCGCTGTTGGTGCACAGGACTCGCTGGCTGCTCGTGTCCCACATCAGGCCCCAGGTGCGGCATTCGGGGCAGCGGTGTCTGCGGACCACTTTCTTGTCGCCGGCGCGGATGGCGTGCTCGAGGTAGTGCCGGTACTCGATGGCCTCGAGCCGTTGCTGGGTGGTCTCGTCGGCGTGCTCGGTCTGCTGGCGGCACCAGTCGTAGACCGCTTCGGGGCGGGACGGTGCGGGGCCGGCGTCGGGGTTGGCGGCGCGCGTGAGCTCCGTGACTTCGCGGACGGATGCCTGGATGTGGCTCAGGGTGGCGAGGTTCAGCGGCGCGGAGGCGCTGCTGGTGGGGGGGCGCCTTGGTGTGGGGCCGGTGACCGGGTGCTTGAGGTAGTACTCGTGCAGATGGCGCAGTCGTTTGGCTGCGGTGTCCCGTGCGGTGTTGGTGTTGTCCCCATACGTCATGGGCGTTGTCCCCGTCCCCTGTGCGGCCTCCAGGGGGGCGCGGGACGTCCGTACAGCAGGTGCAGGGGCGCGCGCCGGAGGCCGAAGTTGTGCTCCGGGTGTTCCGGACGCCTCATCATGGCATGTGCGCGCTCAGTGGTGAACGCTTCGTCAGAAACGATCAACTCTCTGTTGCGGACCTGTGTCAAGGCTTGCCGGGCAGATGGCACGAATCACCGGCATATGCGCAAACTCCCCCTGAAGGTGCGGCGGTTACACGAACCGCGGTGCCTGCGCCATGCCGTCGATCAGCTCGGCGAGGGCCTGTCGCTGCTCCTCGGTGAGGATGCCGGTGGCGGCGGCGCCGCGCAGCGTGTGCTCCACGAGGGCCAGGGTCCGTGCGTACACGGCCGCGGTCTCGTCGTTGGTGAGGCTGCGCCCGATCGCATTGAACGCCTTTTCCATGTCGTCGGCGAGCAGGGCCAGGACCTCGTCGGGCTGGCTGCCGGGCTGGCCGGCCGGGCCTGGGGTGGGTCGGGTGTCCATGGGGTTCCACCCCCTGTGAGGGGCGCCGCGGCCTGCGCGGCGCGCACGGATGGGGATCACGGCCGCGCCCTCGACGCTGATGGGGGTCGTGGGCGGTGTGGGGTCGGCCGGCTCCGCTGCGGGCATGGGGGCGTCTCCGCTCCTCCGGCAGATGTGGGAAGGTCCGCGGGCCCGCCAGTGGTCGGGTGACGGGTCTGCGCCCCTGGGGTGGCTGCCAGTCCACATTGAGGGGAAGCCCTACTGTGGCACCGTTTTCCGTAGGTGGGTAACGCCGAGCCGACTTTTCACCAGCCCGTGACTGATTCCGTGACGGAGATGGCGCGATCCGTTACTCACTGGTACCCGCGGTGGTATGCCCCGGGAACGCGGACGCCCCCAGCATCAAGGCGGGGCGGTGTTGCCGACAACGCCCGGGGACCTGATGTGGGGGCTTGAGACCTCACGAGTGCATGCTCGTCAGACGACGCGAGTCTAGTCGCGGAACTCGTCACGGGGTAGAGCCAGGGCCTGGTCGGTTCGGTCAGTTCCGGCATGGCTCTGCTCTCTTCGCGTGAACCGTCTCCTTGTCGGCGGCCCGGTGGGCTCCCACACAGTGATCGACTGGTAATTTGCTCGCCATGACCCACCCAAGCGCGGATTCATCACGCGAAAAACTGCTCGTCAATCTGACGCCGGACCTCCGGCGCGACCTGCGGATCCGTGCCGCAGAGCACGGCCTGAACATGCAGGACGCCGCCGCCTCGGCGATCAACCTGTGGCTCGAGACGCCCGCTGCCCCAGATGTCGACGTCAAGAGGGCAAAGTCGTGGGGCGTGTACCTCCCCCTCGGCCTGCCCGGACGGTTCACTGATGCATGCGAGCAGCGCGGCATCACCAAGGTGCAGGGCATGGCCCAGGCCATCACCCTGTGGCTGGACGCCTACCCCTCCCCTGAGCAGCGGCTGACCGAGCAGCCCGTTCAGCGGATCCTGGTCGGCAACCAGAAAGGCGGTGTCGGTAAGACGTTCGTGTCCTCCGGACTGGCCCAGGCTTGCGCCGAGTCCGGCAAGCGAGTCCTCCTTGTCGACTACGACCCCCAGGGGCACCTCTCAGCACGACTGAAGATCGAGGGCGTTCCCGAAGGCGGGGAGAGCCTGCTGCGGCACATGACCGGCAAGGCCGAACGCCACATCGCCCGGTCTCTCGTCGCGCTTCCCCACGACCGGTTCGGTGGCCGGCTCCACGTGCTGCCCGCGGACCAGGACGCCTTCCTGATGGATGCGGAACTTGCGGTCATGCAGATCGGCCGCGACCGCGCCCTCATCAACGCCCTCGCCCCGATCGAGCAGGACTACGACGTCATCGTCCTGGACGGTCCGCCCAACCTGGGCCTGGCCATGGATCTGGCCATCCACTACGTGCAGCGCCGGCCGGGCGAGCTGATCGAGCGGTCAGGGATCCTCATCCCGGTGTGGTCGGACAAGGCCAGCTTCAATGCCTACAACTTGCTGAACAGGCAGATCGAGGCCGTGGAGCGGCGTACGGGTGTTGTCGTCGACCAACTGGGGTTCGTCGTCAACGCCTACGACTCCCGCAAGGGCACTGTGACACGGGCCTTCTACGACGGGTGGAACGAGCTCACTACGCCCGGCACGCTGGCCACGTTGAAGGACGCCATCGAGGGCCGGGAGGCGTCCGACTACGAGGTGCCGCTGCTGGACTACGCGCCTGACTCGCCTCAGGCGGAGGTCATGCGCACGCTGGCAAAGGAGCTGACGGCGTGAGCAAGTACAAGCCGAAGGAGGCGCCCGTCATCCCGGTCGTCGCTGGCGCTGGGGCCGCTGCGGGCGGGGGCCGTGAGGAACAGATGCGGAAGTGGGAGGAGGAGCAGGCGAAGCGAAGGCAGGCAGCCGCGGCGCCTGCTGTGCCGGCTCCCGCAGCGGCTGCGCCTGCCGCACCCGCGCCGACGGCTGAACCCGCAGTGGCCAACGGAGCTGTCACCGCGACGGCTGCTCCCGCTGCCCGGCCGTCGGGCTACCTGCCCATGCCGGAGTTCACCGAGCCAGAAAGCAGCGACCCGCAGGAGCGGCTGGAGTTCTACTCCCGCGGCATCATGGCAGTGCAGTACGCGGCCCGCGCGAACCACGAGCGCGCGGAGCAGCAGCGGCTGATCGGTCTCGGTCTGCGGCTGAGGGCCCTCAAAAAAGAGGAGCTCCACAAGACGGCGGGTTACGACACCTTCGGTGAGATGACCGCGGCCCGCTTCAACATCAAGAAGCACCAGGCGAACAACATCATCCGTGTGCTGGGGGTTGCCCAGGCCCTCGAGGACATCACCACTCAGGAGTTGAAGGAGCGCCCACTGCGGGTGCTGGTTCCGATCCTGGATACGCATGGCACCGAAGCGGTGCGGGCGACGTGGCTGGAGGCTGCCCGGCACGGCAGCGTCACGGACACTTCTCTCAAGGAGGCGGCGAACTTTCTCGGGTATGCGCCTCCCAAGGAACTCACGCCTGTCTTGGAGAAGGAGCCGGTGAAGCCCGCGCTGGAGACGACGCGGTCGGCGGCACAGTCCAGTGAGTCGGTGCAGGTGGTTACGAGGCTGCGCGAGTTGGCGCAGAAGGATCCGGAGCGGGCTCGGCGTGAGGCGGAGGATCTCCAGCGGGCGGTGGAGCAGCTAATGAAGGAGTTGGCGGCATCAGCCCAGTAGGGAGCTCGACGGCAGACGACAAGGTGGTGACCAATGGTCACCACCTTGTCGTCGTTCTGACCCTAAGGTGGTGACCAATGGTCACCACCTACCCGTTCCCCGTCTTCATCCTCGGCGTCCTCGGCTTCCGCGTACAGCTCACCGTCCCGGTAGCGAGGCTCGAGGAACAGCTCGTCGCGCTGGTGGAGCAGGGGCGGTCGCGGGTAGGCGGTCTTCGGCAGAGTGATGGTGGCGGGCATCAGGCTCTCCCGGTGAGTGCGGCCGGCCGAGTGGTACCGGCGTCGACGTCGGTGGGCTGGAGGGTGTGGGGGTTGATAATGTCGCGGGCCCACTGGTCGAGCCAGAGGCGTTCGCGGGTTTCCTCGAGGGCGTGCCAGTCGGGGGTGTGAGGCATGGGCGGCTCCGTTCGTGCGGGCTGATCGCGACCACGGTGCACCAGAACCCGGCGAACGTTCCCCCGGCCGTTCCGTGGGCTAGTTCGCCGGTACTTCCGGGTGAGAAGGCGTGCGAGAGCGAACGCGAAGTCGCTTGGGGAGCGTCGCCCACAGGGCTTCATCGTGCGCTTCGGGAACCAGCGTGGCGTTCTGACTGGCCTGCTGGTGGTCGCGGATGGCCCTGCTGTAGTTGTTGGCGCGGCTTCGGGCTTCGTCGATCCTGTATTGGTAGCGCAGGGCTGTCCGGATCTCTTCCTGGCGGCAGTGCAGGAGGTCGCGCTGTCGGTTGGTTGCCTCGTTCTCGGCGAGCTTGCCGTTGGCGACGCTTGTCTCGAGGGCCGCGCGTAGGCGTTCGAGGGTGTTCTTGGTGCGGTCGATGACCTCTATGTGTGTGAGGGCCCGCCAGATCCGGACGTGATCGCGGGTGAAGTCGAGGTGCTGAGCCACAACTGCATCGAACTGCCTCCATGGCAGTTCGTTGAGTTCTTCGACGTTCCAAGCTTCGGTTGAGGGCTTGGGCATGGGACCTCCGAGACGAGAGGGACGGTGCTCTGAGCGTCTCCTGCGATGGACCCAGGTGTTCCCCTGGCTCAGGCGGTGATCAGGTGGACGGGGATGCCAGCAGTTCGGGCCCGGCGGACACAGTCCGCGGTGCCGCTGCTGTTCCGGTACGAGGCCGCGACGAACAGGTCAGGTCGTTCGTCGACCATTTGCTGGTTGCGTCGGTGGCCGGCGAGCGGGCAGTAGTCGATGCCGCGGCGGTTGCGGCGCCGGTGGCCGGGCTGGCACTCGGGCCCGCAGGGGCCTTGCCAGTCGGCGGGGCGTTCCCGGACGAGGATGCTGTGGCGGCGGGCCCATTGGCCGCCGATGGTGTCGGCGCCTTCCGCGCAGCCGTGCATGAGCTCGATGCCGGTGTAGCCGTCTTGGAGGGCGTCGTGCCAGACCAGCATCAGCGTGTCCTCGAGTAGGGGCACGTCCGGCCAGCGACGGCTACCGGTCAAGCCGATGAGGGCAAGGGCCATGGTGGTCTCCTAGGCGGCGCCGAAGAGTCGGCGGGGCTCGCTGCCGGTCTGCTCTTGCCGTTTGCGGGCGATCGCGGCGGCGATGGACGCGTCGATGCTGCCGGGCTCGGGCCCGGCTTTCTCCGCGGCGTCTCGTTGTGCCCAGTAGGCGTCGCGGTCGTCGGACTCGGGCAGGCGCTTGGCGCGGAGGGCGGCGTCCTGGGCGCGGATCGCTTCGGCGATGTAGGGGTTCTGCGGTTCGCGTGGCGGCTTGTGGGCGAGGGCGGCCCGGTAGCCGGGGCTGGCGGTCTCCCGGGTTTTCACTGGCGTCTCCGGTTGGGCCGTCTCGGCGGGTGAGGCGTATACCGCGGTATACGCGTCGTGCTGGGGCACGGTGCCGACGGGCAGGACGCGGATGCTGCGGACGACCGGCTTGCCCATCTTGTCGTTGATCTGCTTGGCGAGTTGTCCGCCGAGGATGCGGAGCTGGGCGGCGTAGGCGTGGCTGCCGGGGCGGAGGTCGAGGCGGCCCCGCTGTTCGTCGTAGGCGACGGGCTGGACGCGGTCGGCGTACTGGGGGCAGAGGGTGGGCCACTGGTCGAGGATGTTGCCGCCGGCGATGCCTGCTTCGAGGGGCAGGTCGGCGCCGAGGGCGGTGATGGCGGTGGCGAGGGTGACGGGGTCGCGGCCGGAGCCGCGGCGGACGGTCCGCTTGCGGGCCGGTTTGGCGGGGGTGCTGGGCTGGGTGCGGGCGGTGGCCTTGTAGGCGGCGAGGGCCTGCCGGGCGAGGTCCCTCCCGGACCGTTGCGGGGTGTCCGTCATGCCGTCTCTCCCATCGCGCGGTCGTCCCGGTGGTATCCGGCATGGCCTCGGGGGCGCGTGCAGACCTGTATGTCGCCGCCCCAGCCGGGATCCAGCGTCACTCGGCAGACGTTCGCGGGGAGTTCTGCTACTGCGGCTTCCTTGCGAGCGCAGGTCGTGCAGACGTCTTCCACGCCGCCGTCTACGGGGTTGAGCTGGTCGCGGGTGACGTACTCGAAGCAGAGGCAGCACATGACGCGGCCGTCGGTCAGGCGGGACAGGCGGGTCCAGGTGCCGCCGTTGGCGAGCGGCACGGTGTGGAAGTCGACGTGGCCGGGGGTTTCGGGCATCGCGGTCTCCTCAGAAGGCGGGGGCGAGGGTGTCGCGGCGGGCGTGGATGGTCTCGAGGGCGAGGGTCTGGTCGACGAGGCGGTTGGTGTACAGGCGGCGGGTGTCGCGTTCGCCGAGCAGCTCGAGCGCGGACAGGATCAGCGCCGGGTCCCTCATGGCGTCCAGGCGCAGGGCGACGATCTCGTCCTTGGTGAGGTCCTCGAGCATCAGTGGCGCCTGGTCGGCGGGTTCCTCCACGGCGGGGGCGAGGCGGGCCTGGATGGCGGCGAACGCCTCGTCCACGGCGCGGCGGGCGGCGATGCTGCGGGGGCCGGTGCCGAGGTACTGGAAGGCGTGCTTGGCGTGGCGGGTCTGCTGGGCGCGGCGGGAGTCCTGCCAGTCCTCCACCAGGACCCGGCGCCGCTCGGGGGTGGTGTACAGCAGGTGGCAGGACGCGAGCCGGTACGCGAGGACGGCGGACGGGCGGCGCGGTTCCTTGTCGGAGACGATGCGTTCGGCTGCGGCCTGGACTTCGAGGGTGGTCCAGCCGGCGTCGGCGACGTGGCGGACGATCCACGCGATGCGGGATCGGGAGGCCCCCTTCAGCCACGGAACGCGGGCGATGAGTTCGCCGGCGAGCTGGTAGCGGCGGCCGACCTTGTTCAGGGTCCGCGGCTTGCGCTTCGACGACTTGGGGGTGGGGGACTTGGCTTTCCCGCTTGCGAGCTCTGCCTCAGGGGGGAAGTGAGTACCAGCCGCAGAAGAAGTGCGAGTAGTACCCCCCTGCATTAGGGTGCAACGCTGCTGGTCGGGAGCGGGGGTGCGGCGGCGGGGGCGGCGGGCCTTGCGGGCGGCCTTCTTCGCGAGCTTCCCGAGCAGGCTGCGGGACTCCGGTGCGGCGCCGACGGGGCGGCGCGTTGCACCCTCGCCGATGGTGCGGATTCCCATGGCTTCGTCGAACGTGGCGGGGATGGTCCGCTCGAAGACGGATGCCCGGTTGCCTTCGCCGCGGAGGCGGGTGCCCTTGGTCCGGTACACCAGCAGCCCTACCTCGCGGAGCATCGCGAGGTGGTACTTCACCGTGCGGGCGCTGATCTTCAACTTGCGGGCGAGGTAGTCGACGGACGGCCGGCATTCCTTCAGCGCGGCGATCTCCTGGGCGACGGCGACGGTGGTGGGGCCCCACTTCGGGCCGTGGGTCTGGGTGGGCGTGTAGTGGCCCTTGGTGGTCTGGTCGGTGACCCAGTGGACGGCGGTCATCCAGGAGTGGGGGTCGGTGGTGATGCGGCCGGTTGTGGTGTGGAGCCACTGGTGGGCTGTGGTGACCAGGAGCCGCGTGCCGTGCTCGGATTCGTTTGCGTGTTCGGTTTTGGTGGTGTGGGTGGGCGTGTCGGGTTGCGTTTGGGGGCACTGGGTGTCGCCCGGGAGGGGGGACATACGGTGCGAATCGCCCGGCATGGGATTGCCAAGCTGACAAGACGGGGTGCGCTGAGGCACTATGTACCTGCTTCCGGTAACGCGGGAGCACAAAAGGGCCCCCGCTTCGGTGGGTGGTTCGCTTCGGTGGAAGAAGCACTCGCCCTCGGGGTGGCACCCGATGGGCCTTAGCTCGGACGGCAATCCGGGCCGTGGTACGAGGGCCGTGAGGCTCGGAAGGTGTCGGCAAACACCAGCCGGGATACGGCCCAGGCGGTAGAGGAAGCGCTCCCCGGCAAGGGAGCGGCAGGACCTCCCGCCTCAGCTACTCGCTAAGTCACTCGCTCTCCCTCAATGGGTTGGGCCTGCCCCTGCGCCTTGACGGCGAGGAGGTTCTGGTCGTCCGTCTCACGCAGTTCGACCCGGACCGGACGAGGCAGACGGAAGTCGCGGCGGCCGTCGCGCTCAACGTCGAGGTAGAGGCAGTCCAGGGCGAACGCCAACTGCTTCTGCCAGTAGCCGACGTCGGTGATCGGATGCTCCCGGGTGATGCTGAACCGGACCGTGCGCGCGGTCAGGACCAGCTCGGCGCGAGCACCAAGAAACATCGCGGCTACGTTCGCCACGCGTTCCGGCCGGACGTGGAAGTCGTCGACAGCGCGGTTGCGGGGTCGGGGGCACGTGATGGTCAGGTGCCAGCGGGCCGGCGAGGTCTGAGCGGTCATGATGCCCCCTCGAACAGGGAGACCTGACGGCTCAACGGCCGATTCGACCAGACGACCTCTATGCCCCGCGGCACCGCAGTGCGGCCGCGGGAGTTCGTGGCAGCGCGGTGGACGGTGACCTCGATCCGGTCCCAGCCCGCGTACAGCTCGTCGTACAGTGCCGACGGATACCCGGACAGCAGAACCGTACCTTGCACGCCGTGCAGCACCGCGGCGAGGCCTCGGTGGAAGTCGTCGCCGTCCGCCTCGTGCGCGTAGTCGCGGCCGCAGGTACGCGTCCCCGACAGGTACGGCGGATCAAGGTAGAACACCGTATCCTCGGCGTCGTGCGCGGCGATGACCTCGGCAGCGTCCCGGTTGTCGACCACGACCGTACGGAGCCGGTCGGCGACCTGGTCCAGCCGCTCGACCAGGTTCCGAGTAGCGGTGGCGTCGGTGTGCCGCGCCCTTATCCCGTTCGACCAGCCAGCACGACCACCAGACCCGGCGGCGTTGTGGCCCTGCGTCGTGCGAACGAAGAACCGACGGGCCCGCTCCAGATCACTGATCCCTTCTTCGGCGAGGTCTGCGGCCGCGAACTCGTCCCGGGCGTACGGCGTGAACCGCAGAGCCCGGACCAGGTCGTTTGGTGTGTCCCGAAGGACCCGGAAGAACGTGGTGACGTTGCGGTCCAGGTCGTTGATGACCTCCACCGGAGCAGACGGCTTGGCGAACAGCACCGCAGCGGAACCAGCGAACGGCTCCACGTACACGCGGTGCCGCGGCATCAAGTCGACGATCTGACCGGCAAGCCGGCCCTTTGCCCCGTAGTAGGGGAAGGGCGGCCGCATGGCGGTCACGCGACTGTGTGGGTTGAAGGGACAGGGCCCGGCTGCGTCGGCGGTGTGATCTTCACGCCGGATCCGCAGAAACTTCGGGTGGGCCTGTCATGAGGGGAAGTACCCCGGGTACGCTTTGCCACGTCGGCACCTTCATTCGTCCAGCAACGGTGTGGTGTCGACAGCCCTCGCGTCCCGGCCTCGCAAACCGGGACCGCCACCACGGTGGCAGCGGGGGCTTCCGACTTTTCTGAACGCCCTCCGTGCGGCCTCGCAACTGACTGCACGTCTGACGCAAGGCTCAGCCTACCGGTTCGAGCCGTCACCTGTCCCCGCCCCTTCCCACGTGTCGCTCGTCGTACTGATCACAGCGCCGAACCACGCCCACGCGTCACCTCACCATCCGCCGGATGCGGCACCTCCGGCGCCACCAACCGCCGCGACCGGGCCACCAACCCCGCCATCGCATGAAACCCGGCCTCCGCCAACGCGCCTTCTATCCGGGCCATCTCGTCCCGGTACAGGCGCGGCGACACCGACCGGCGCCCCGCACACAACCCCACCGCCAACGCCCGATCCCACACCCGCTGCACCACCACCGGATCCACGTCAGGGAACAAGTCCGCGGCCAGCTTGTCCGGACGGCCCACCGTCTCCACCAGGGCCTCCGCGATCAGACCCGCGAGGAACTCACCCGACGACATCGCCCGCCCGGTCAGCACCGCATCCACGCGCATCGTCTCGAACTCGGCCCGCTCCTGCGCGGACACGGCCGGCTCGCCCTCGTCGACGATCGGGTTGGTGGTGGGGATCTCGGTCATGCGGCAGCCTCCAGACGGCGAGCAGGGAACAGAGCGACAGCAGCAGCCGGGGCTGCGAGAGCGTCATCGAGCGACAACTGACCAGGCATCACCTGCACCCGCCGGCGGGCCCGGCGCCCAGACAGCACCGCGACCCCAGCCGCCCGGCGAGCCGACACCGAAACCACCCCGGCCACGGAACCCGCGACCGGCGCAGCAGCGGGCGCCTTCACCGGAGTCGGCGGCGGCACCGCCGGCACCGACCCGTCATCCGGCACCAGCTCCACCCCCTCCAACAGACCCCGCTCCCGCGCCGCAGCCAACGCCCGCATCCGCGACGCACCCTTCGGCAACCCCAACAGCCGCACCAACGACGACCGCTGCCAGTTCGCCGTCCGCACATCCACCCCCGCCGCGGCCGCCACCTCGAACGGCTCCCAACACCGCGCCAACGCCCGCAACACCGCCCGCTTCTGCTCCGTCTGGAACACCCGGTCCGGCGCCGGAACCGCAGCATGCCGCGCCTTGATGAGCGCCTTGTGGCGGTCCAACGCCCGCCGGCCACCCCACACCCCGTCCGGCTCCGCCAACCTGCCGTCCGCCGTCACCGACGACGCGTACGCATCACAAGCCACCATCACCGGACACGACACGCACACCTCGATCGCAGCGTCCTCCCGCGCCCGCCGCTCCCTCTGCCCCTCCGGCACGAACGCATCCGGCCCATGATGGGCACCCACATGCAGATCCGGGTTACCCGCCATCCGCATCGGATCGTCCGGGTCCGGCGCACAACCCCTATAGCGGAAATACGGGTGGTCCAGCCACGCGCGGCGCAGCCTCTCGGTAGTGGTCATCGGGGGCCTCCCTCCAACGGCGGAAACAACGGATCAGGGACGGCAGGGTCAGGGGCCGGGCCCGCGGCCGGCACGACCACGCCCGGGGCCAGCAGCGGGTCCAGACGCCGCCGGAACGCCTCCAGCTCACGCAGCAGCACCGCGTTGTCCCGCCTCACACAGCCAGCCATCAACCGCTCCGCCACCAACTGGCGACGCAACCGCCGAGACCGGCGCACAGCCACAGCACAAACGACGACCGCCGCAGCGAATGCCACGGCGGCCGTCACGGTTCGAACCGCCACAGCGGCACTCACCTCCAACATCAAGGGGAAGGGAACGAACAAGGGGGCCGGACCGGTACAGGGGGCCCGTCCGGCCCCGGCCAACTCGCGGCGGCCTCTGATCGGGCCCGCAGCGTGGCGGGCCCGGCTTCAAGCAGCGACGGCGAACTGCTCGTCGGCGTAGCGGTCGATGTCCTCGCCAGTGATGCACTCCACCAGCGCGCACACCAGGACTTCCGCCGCGTTCGGGGTCACCGCGTTGCCGTACTGGCGGACCTTCTCCCGCTTCGACCCCAACACGATGTACTCATCGGCGAACGACATCGCCCTGCCGATCTCGCGAGGCTCCAACATCCTGAACATCACGTCGTCGATGTCGACCTCGCCGCGCACCAACGCGTAACGGTCCCGCGTAGTCAGCGCCCCGATCGACTCCCGCACCGACCGGGCCACGCCCGTGCCGTAGTACGGGGTCAGCATGTGCTCCGACGCGCCCGCAGGCAGACACAGACCGTGGTGGTTCCCCGACGCCGTCACCGTAGCCAGGGACTCCGTCACCGGCCGTGCCACCGATCCGCCACCGCGCAGCTCGGCGATGAACGGCAACCACGCCAGCCCGGTCTCGTTCCGCGCCGTCTGAGTCCGCAGCGGCTCATGCGCCGACCGCGGCTCCTTCCCATCCCTGCCCTCCACCGGAATCAGCAGAGGCGGTATCGCCAGGCCGTTGCTCTCCCGCGTCGTCCGCGTCGGCATCGGATCCCCCACCGCCGTCGCACCATCCCGCCACGTCCCGCCGGCCGGAACCACGATCGGCTGCGCGAACCGCTCCAGACCCGCCTTGATCCGGCGGAGTGTCTTCTCCGCCAACGGCCGGGCCCGATCCCCGATCCGCTGTCCCGGAATCGACCAGTCGATCGCCACCGCCGCCGGAAGCGTCTCCGGCTCCACCACCTGATTCCGGCACGAAATGCGCGGACACCGGTACACGTACTGCGCGCGGTACCGGCCCATGTCCCGGCCCGGCGTCTTGAACCACTGCACCGCCTGAACCCACTCCTCGCAGGACGAGCACCAGGCCCTCGGCCGCAGCCACTTGTCCCAGTCCGGAGACCGTCCCAGCGACTGGTGCCAGTAGGCGACGTACAGCCGGTCCCGCGACTGCGGCGCCTTGTGCACCGACCGCGGATCCGCGTGCATGCTGTTCAGCGCGATAACCCGGGTCCGGTAGCCCATCTTGTGGATCTCGCCCAGCCACCGGTCCCACTCCGCCCACGCCCGCACATCCACCACGTTCTCGACCACACCGGCCTTCACGAGACCGCCCCGCTCGATCACGCCGCGCAGGTACAACGGGACCTCCTCCATCAGCGCCCGGGACTCTTCCTCCTCCGACGCCTTCGGGCCGTCGTCCTCCTCATCGACCGTCTTGAACTTCGCCGCCTCCATCTCCGCGTACAGGTCCAGCAGGTCACCCTGGACGGCCTTCTCGAAGCTGCGCTGCTTACCCTTCGCGATGCTCCAGTTGGTGCACTCCGGCGACGCCCAGAACAGGTCCGTCACCGGCCACGCCCACACCGGCGCCTTGCGGATATCACCGCGGTAGTGGGAGGCGTCGGGGAAGTTCGCCTCGTGGGACTGGATGGCCCGCTCCCAGTGGTTCGCGGCCCTCTCCACACGAACGCCGGGGACGGCATGCATGCCCTGACTCGAACCGCCGGCACCACAGAACCAATCCATGACGGTGAGTGCGTCATTGTCGTGGCGGTACATCATGCGGCCCTTCCCTCCGATCCGGACAGTTCGGTGATGCGGGACTCAAGCAGCTCGTCGAACGTCATCCACTTCGACTCCGGCGGCGGCCCCTGCACCCGGTCCCCGGAGAACCCGAGCTTCTTCCCCTCCAGCCGGATCTGCGCCAGGGCCAGCGCGTTGCCCCAGCAGTTCCGGTACTGCTCCGTCAGCCGCGCGAACGCCTCCTCACGCGACTCCTGCCGCTCCTTCTCCTGTGTCGGCTCCGCCGTCTTACGGGACGCGGTCGTGGCAGGGGCCTGTCGAGAGGGCTCGGCCCGTACGCCCGACGTGCTGTCGTCCAGCGACGCGCCGCCCGATTCGATGATCTCCAGGTCCGACGACGTCCACAGATCCAGCGCCATCCCGAACCGCATCCCCGCGTTCCGGATCGCGTCGCCGATGACCTCCTTCACCGCGTCGCCACCCGTCTTGTCGCCGGCGTGCCCGTACCCGAGGCGGGTCATCCCGCACACCGTCAACCGGATCCACAACCCGCGGTACCCGTCGACCTGCGGCAGACCCCGCTCGTCCACGGTCAGCGGCTCCCAGTCCCAGAACGGGTCCACGTTCAGCAGCCGGTTCGTCGCCTCCGCATGCCCGACGTACGCCAAGTCGATGTGGCCATCCCGCGGCATTTTCTGCTTGCACTTCCCGCACTTGCTGACCGGGTGCTGCTGGCAGCCGCTCCAGCCAGCGCTCTTGCACGCACGGCACCAAATCCGCGGCAGGTAGCGGATCTCCTCAGGCTTGAACGGCTCCCGCAGCTTGCGCAGCGCCTCGATCTGCTGCTCACGGGTGTATCCGAAGGTGTTGGCCGGACGGGCGGCCTGGAAAAGGGTGTGCGAGGTCTGGCCCTCCGCCGTGATGCTGGCGGGGGCCTCGATGCCCTGCGGCATGAGGTCTCCTTGAGGTTGTTCAGTGAGATTGATGGGCGAAAGGGCCGGGAACTGGTTGTCGGCGTCCAGGCCGGCCCGCCCGGAACCGCTACTCGGCCGGCTCACCCAGCCGATCAGTCAGAATCGCGCGGACCACCGCACCCGGATACACCAGGTAACCCAGCTCGGCCGACAACTCATCGGCCTTGGCCCGCAGGTCCGCCAGCAAATCCTTGTCGACCGGCAGCCACAACCGCTGCCGCTCCGACTCCGACCAACTCTTCTCACGCGGCCCGCGCTTCGACGACGTCAGGTACGCGTTCCGCTCCGGCACCCACGACCCGTCCACCAGAGCCGGAATACGGCCCTCGACGATCTCCTGCAACGACTGGCCGCAAGCCTCAGCCTGCCGCTCCCAGTGCTGCACCAGCGACTTCGGGAACCGCATCTCCAGGCTCTCCGCCTTCACCGACCCCGGACGCTCAACGCCCAACTCCTCGCAAATGTGCGACAGGACGATGTTCGACTCCGCGACCCGATACCCGGCCTCCTGCGACAGGCCCGACAGCTTCGCCTGCACCTCCTGGCGGAGCCGGCTGTCGACGGACACCTGCAACACCGCCTTCTGGCCGCCCTTGCTGCGGCCGGCCTCCGGCGGAAGCCACTGACCGGCCAGCACCAGCCGGTATGCCTCCTCGGCCAGGCTGTCCAGCACGACATCGAACTCCTCGGCCGCGTCGGTCAGCGCCTTCTTCAGGTCGGCCGTCACCGTCAAGGACAGAGGACTGGTCTCCCCTTCCTCGGTGCGCTTCAGCAGCAGGTAGCCACGGGGGGCAAGCAACGACTCGATGGCTGCTGCCTCGTCGTGGTCGCCGTGCTGCTTCAGCTTGGCGACGGCACTGGCGGCGCGGGCGCGGATGGAGCCTGCCATGGGGCGGGGTCCTTTCGGTGGGCGCCGCCGTGCCGAGTAGGTCGGGGGGCGGCGCGTGGGGGCATGTACCACGCCAGTTTCCTCCAATGAGCAGTGAGACGCCATGCCGCTTTCGGCACGGTCGATTGAGGCGCGGTCGCCCCAACAACCACAACCATAGCCGCTTCGAGCATTGTGTTGCAATGCTTTGAGCGGTACAGTGGAGTTAGTTCACGGCAAGGGGGACACCACCATGAAGCTCACCGCACGCCAGACCACCACCCGCACCCTCACCGACCTCTACCGCGCCATCGACCGCCAGCACGCCGTCACCATCACCTACCTCGACACCGACGGCACCGAGACCATCCGCACCATCGAGCCCTACGAGATCCGCACCACCAAGGCCGGCCGCATCCAGGTCCGCGCCATGTGCCGCCTCCGCGGCGACGCCCGCGCCTTCTTCGTCGACAGGATCATCAGCTACACCTGCCACCGCATCGGCTTCGTCCTGGACCGGCCGGAGGCAACAACCCCCGCCGGGCGCGGCATCGTGGTCCGTAGCGCAGCCCAGCTCATCGCCCGCGAACTCGGCCGCGACTACCTCCCCACCCGCCCCCTCACGCGCACCGACACCCGCCTCGCCGCCTAGGAGAACCACGTGATGACCTACCACACGACGCCCGCCTCCCTGCCCGACGCACTGGACGCCCTGGCGGACCGGATGGAACGGCACAACAGACCTTTCGGACACATGGCCCTGGCGAACATGATGAGCGCTGTCGTCGATGGCCCCGGGCACACCGCTTGGCAGGCGAGCGGACACCCCGAACTGGTCCAGGCGGTGACGAAGGCGGTTGTGCCGAACGGCTTCCTCAGCCCTATCCCCACGGTGCAGCAGGTTCGGCAAGCCGCCGCCGCAGCGCGCACCGCATGACCCCGGACACGACGAAGGCCACCGTCCCCGAACTGGGGTCGGTGGCCTCAAGGTCACACGCATTGCGCACGCGCAGCGTAACCGATTGGCCCGTCATAAGGCTAGCCCTTGGGGAAAGAGCTAGATCCTGGAGGGAGAAGCTATCCCCATGGACAGCAGACAACAGAAGACGCTGCTCATCGACCCCGGCGCCCGCACCCGCGTGTGGTGCCGCGAGTGCGGCGCCGAACTGAAAGACCCGGTCTCTCGCAGCCGGCGCTTGGGCCCCGAATGCGATCCGGACGCCCGGGTCGGCCACGAGCGGCACGATGTCGACCAGGAACCCATCCCCGGCCTGTGACCGGCAGGTACCCGATGAAAGGACCCCACACCATGAACGCCACCGACGCGATCCGTGCCGGCCTGGCCGCTCTTGCCGCCGAGGAGGAGGCATCTCCCTCCCGCGTGTGGGAGCCCGTTCTTCCCGACCGCGGCATCCCGCACACCGAGGGCAGCGAGGAAGACGGCGGGCGGGTGCTCACGCTGACCGTGGACGGGCCGCTGTACGAGGCCCTCGCCTACCTCGCGCAGGGCACGGACGGCAGCCTGGAGGAGATCGCCCGCAAGGTGATCCTGGACGCTGCCCTCTATACCCGCATCGACGACACCGCCTTCGCGCACACCGTTGCCGCCCACACTGCCTGAACCGCCCGCCTAACCGCGGCCCCATACCCTTTCACTGCTACCCGGGAGTCCTTCGTGCCCCTTCCCGTCCATCACCGGTGTCGTCCCCCGTTCATCATCCGCACTGGAGCTTGCGACTGCTCGCGTTGCTGCGCCGCCGCCGCTCACGAACCCGGCTGCGCGGCCCTCGCAGTAACAGCCCCGCAGCCTTCCTGCACATGCCCCAGCGAAGCTGACTACCACCGCACCGACTGCCCCGAGTACGACGGGACGACTGTTGAGGGCAGTCAGTTCACCGCTGAGCAGATCCGCCGGTGCCACGAGGCAACGGAGTTCGACCACGAGTGCGTCGTGTGCGTGACGCTGGGCCAGGACGACGAGCAGTTGGGTGAGGCTGTCCCTGGCACCGACTACTGACCGTCCTCTGCTTCAGGCTGCCCGCCGGCGCCCTCCTCACCCTCGGAGTGCGCCGGCGGCGTTGCAGGGGGAACGCGGGCCCGCCCCGGCCGTAGCGTGGGTTCCGGCGCAGCGCCACAGGGTCCCCTGAACCACTCCCCACCCGAACCTGATCTTTCCGTAAAACCTCGGGGAACCTCAGCCCCTGTTGCCCGTCGTGGTACGGAGCGCGGAGCCAGCCCGGCCCCTCGCGCCCGCGACCTCCCCTTAGTGGGAGGGTCCCGAGGTTTTACGGAAGATCTTGAACCAGGATTCCGGGCAGGCAGAATATGGGCCATGGACCCGCGCGCACTCCTCGACACCTGGCTCGACACCGCACCCCTGCGATCCTCCAGCCGCATCGAGTACCAGCGCGAAGTCACCCGCTGGCTCACCTGGTGCGACCGCCAGCACCCCCCGGTCGACCCCTACAACTGCGGCATCGAGCACATCGCCGCCTGGGCCGGCACCTACCTCACTGACCACCTCGACGGCCGGCCCTTCGACGGGCCCGCCGCCCTCGCGCACATCGCCCAGCACCACCCCGCCGCGGCCCTCACCCACGACCGGCGCATCACCGCCATCACCCAGTACTACGAAGCCGCCCGGGACCACGGCGCCATCCGACTCGTCCCCGACCTCACCATGCTCCGCTCCGGAGTCGACCGCGACGCCCGCCCCCCACGCCGCCTCACCCCCCAGGAACGCTCCGTCCTGCTGTACTGCATCGGCATGTGGGGCCCCGACCACGCCCGCCATTACCTCCGCGACCGCCTCGTGGCATTCCTCCTCCTCGAGGGCCTCCGCCCCGCCGAAGTCACCCGCGTCGACATCCGCCACCTCTACGACCTTGGCAATGGCACCTGGGAGATCCGCGCCCCCGACTACGCATACGAGGCCGTCGGCAAGAAGCACGTCCTCGAGCCGCTCACGGTGGCCGCGCTCAAGGCGTACCTGCCACGCCGGATCCGCCCCGCCGACGGCGTCCACGCCCTCATCATCGGCCAGGGCGGCCGGCCCATCGGCAGCGACTACCCGAACAAGCTGATCCAGCAGATTTGCTCCACCGAGCCCCTGCTGGCGAACCGGCAGCCCCCGGTGACCGCGGACGCTGTCGCCCACACCGGATTCTGGGACACACCAGCGGGCTGAGTAGGATCACACTCCGTTCACTGAGAGGGATTAGCGCAATGGAATTGGTGCCCGGCGAGTACGAGTTCACCTGCGATGAATGCGACGGGGAAGGGTCCGTGTTCACCGGCGTGGAGGCCGAAGGGCCGAGCTGGGTCCGCTGCGACGACTGCCGCGGAGAAGGCCGGCTGCTGGTCGACGAGGAAGAAGCCGCGGAGAAGATCCGGTGGGGGCAGACGCCAACCCGGACCCCCGCTGCTACGTGAGGTCGGCGGTGGAGTTGTCGTCCCAGCCGTCTTCGATCTGGAAGTAGCCGTTCATTGAGCGTGAGTGGCGTGCCCAGCCGCCCTGGTCGGCGATGACGATAGCGTCCTTGCCCTGCTTGCGGGCGGTGGATGCGTGGCCGATGCGGAGGCTGTGGCCGGTCCAGGCGAGTTTGACTCCGGCGCGGACGCTGATGCGCTTGATGGCGCGGGTGACGGAGTCGGGGACCATGCCCCCGGTAACAGCGTCCCAGCGGTTGATGCCGACGAACGCGGGCGCGTCCGGCTGCGACCACTTGGGGTCGGCCTCGGCGGCCAGGCGTTCCCGGTACGCCTTCCACGCCTCGACAGGGCAGATCTCTGGGTCCTTCTGGTAGAGGATTTTGGCGTCGCGGACGCTGTGCTTGGTCTTGCCAGTGAGGATGGAGATGATCAGGCCGCGCGGGTGAAGGGTGACGTCTTGTGCGAGCAGGCCGGCGGGGTCCTGGGCGCGGGCGGCGTAGTGGAAGCTGGTGAGGATGAGGGCTTTGTCCCGGTGGCCGGCGAGGGTGTCGGGGCAGGCGCGGACGACGCGGTAGAGGTCGGGGACTTGGGCGGCGGCTGCTTTGCCGCGGCCGCGGCGTTCCTTGTTCTTCAGCAGCTTGACGGCGAGGCCGTCGAGGGAGCGGCGTGCTTCGGCTTGGTCGTCTCGGGTGACGGTGACGCCGCGGCGGCGGAGTTCGACGACGGTTCCGGCGAGGATGGTGGACGCGGAGCTGGGGGCGTAGCCGTGGCCGTCGGTGCGGCCTTGGCGGAGCATCCAGGCGACGTAGGCGACGAGGGAGCCGCGGGAGCCCTCGAGCAGGGGAAACTTCTGGGTGCTGGTGAAGCGTTCCCAGACGCGCCAGGCTTTGGCGTAGGTGTCTTCGGTGTTCTCCGCGGCGATTTCGCGACGGACGGCGTCGGCGAGGTCTTCGGCTTGGGCGAGGCGGTGGGCGGTGTCGATGCCGTGCCGGGCCGCCCACTTCTGGATGAGGGCGGCGCGCTCGGCCGGGACGGCGGGGAGCTGCTCGGTCACGGCCGCCACTCGCTGCGGTAGTCGGGGTGCTGTGAGAACGGTTGGACGAGAAGGAGTAGCGTGCGAAGTGCCAGAGTGCGCCCGCCGGTCTCCTCAGTTTCTGTCTCGCATAGGGCGACGATGCCGAGCTTGGAGTTCAGGTCGGCGTTGAGCTGGTCGACCATCGCTCGCACTTTGTCCCGCTGCTGCTCTGCTGCCAGGTCGAAGAAGTCCGGTAGGACCGACGCCAGCGGTGATCCGGCGGGTTGGGCATCCAACAGTGCCTGTCCGTTGGTGCGCGCTTCGGAGTACCGGGCGCGGAGGAAGGCTGCGAGTTCTTCGATCATCGGATGCGTCTCCTCATGTGGTATCGGATAAGGAGAGGTTATCCGACGCCATGTGAGGTGATCCCTGTCATGGGCGGCGTAGCGGGATCAGCCTTTCGCCGGGCTTCAGCACGACCGAACCGGGGCGGGAGGCCGGGGCGCTACGCTCCAGGCTGACGGTGAAGGTATGGCCGCATGGTTTGAATGTCACCACCGGTGGAGCGTGCAGCTCCGTCTGGTCCATCACCACAGAAGGCCGCTGCCGACATCGCGGACACGCCGGCGGCTTCTGGTTGCCGTACTGGCGGGCGCGGAAGGTCGGACCGGGGCGCCGGAATGCGTCATGGAGGGCGCCACGGAGCTGCGCCATCACGGCCGGGTCCAGAGGGATCGGCTTGCTTGCAGGTTCCTGGGGACTCATACCCCTACCGTCCCACGGATCGCTGGCCGCGCTCCCCTTGTCCGCTCGGTCGTCTGAAGGAACATTACCTAGAGCCAGGCGCCCCGTTGCCTTCCAACTCACGATGTCGTGAGGAGCTCCAGCCCGGCCGGCTCGATGCTGGGGTCGTCGTCGGCGTTGTCGAGCCAGCCGTCCAGGTGCTGCTGGCACAGTGTCGTCGTGCCGCCGTGAGAGTGGGTGATCCGGGCTACGGGGATGTCGGGGCAGTCCTGGCGCTGGCCGTTGAAGATGATGCCGTCGCCGATCTGGCACCAGCCGAAGATTTGGGGCTCTGGTGTGGTCATGAGGTCACGGTCCCACGGGCTGCGAGGGGTGTTCCCCGCGCATGTCCGGGCCGCTGGTGGGTCCGGATTGGCTGTGCGGGCGTCTGACGGCCTGTGAGCGGCGCGGACGTCCGCTCATACCGGCGGCTTCGAGTTCGGGCGTCCTGGCGGCTTTTCTGCGGGCCAACCTCCAAGGCGATTCCTTGGAATCCAAGGGTTGCCAAGCCCACCCAAGGGTATGTAAGCTGACGGCACACCAGAAAAAGAGAGGGAAGACCATGCCGAAGAAGACCATCACGATCAGCCTCGAAGTCGAAACCGGCATCAGCGGCGAGCAGATCAGGGCGGACATCGAGAACTACATCGAGACCGAAGCTCCGTACGACGCCACCGTCACGATGGTCACGGAGGACAAGTGAGCGACATCGCCCAGCCCACCGGCCGCTGCTACTGCGGCTGCGGCAAGGAGATCGGCTACGGCCGGTTCTTCGCCGCCGGCCACGACAAGACCGCTGAGGCCGCGTTCCTCGCCATCCACCACGGCGGCACCGTCGCCCAGATGCTCCACGCACACGGCTACGGCCCCGAGGCGGAGAAGTCCGTCACCAAGGCCGCCGTGGACAAAGGACTCTGGCAGGAGTGCCCGTACGGCTGCGGCTATCGAGGCGCCCGCGAGAGCATCAACAACCACGTCAACCGCCATCACCGACGCGACGAGAACTGAGGACACCGACCATGGCCGCTTCGAAGCCGACGAAGGCGCAGGCCGACGCGCTCGCCCTGCTCGCCAACGGCGGCGCCTACCGCAGCACCCGAGCCTTCGCCGACAAAACCGTCCACGCGCCCGGAGGACGCATCACCGCACCCACCGCTGCCGCCCTAGTACGGCACGGCTGGGCCAAGTGGGGGCCGGAGGAGCGCCTGCGGAAGCCGCTGCTGCTGACCGACGCCGGCCGCATCCACCTGCCCGCCGACCGCGCCACCGAGAAGTAAGGACCCGACCATGACAATCAGCCTGAAGGCGGCCACCGACTGCCTCCGCGCCACCCTGACCTCTGCACAACAAGAGCGGGAGCAGCGGCCCGACCTCGTAGACGGTCCCGACGGACCCGAGCGCGCATGGGCCACCTACGAGCGCACCCGCATGCACGAAAAGGTCAACGAACTCCGCGCCGAACGTGGCCTCCCACCCGTTCCGCTCACCGACATCGTGCGCGTCGAACGGCAGGCAGTCGGCCACACCGACTACATCCTCAAGTTCGCGTTCTACTGCGCCGAACTGACCGCCGAGAAGTGAGGCCCTGAACGCCACGGTGCCCCGCCTGAGGTAAGCAGGCGGGGCACTGTCATGCAGGCTACCTGGCGCGCTGCTCGCGGAATCCACCGCTGCAACGTGTGCCACCGCAGGGCCTGGACGAGAACCGGCCAACTAGCAAACAGGCTGTTGAGAGGGGCTGAGACCAGATGAGATCGATCAAGAGGGGACTCGCTGACATTGCGTGATGTCTCGTCAACTCGCATCTACTCGAACCCCGTGACCTGCACGAACGCTTGCCGTGGCCGAGATCCACACCACCGAACTGGCCCAAGCCTGGCGGGAGTACACCCCTTCAGCGCTTATCCAGTAAGGTCCCAGACAACGCAAAGAGAGCCCTGCTTCCCGGCGCCGGTTCCGAGGCCACAGCCGGAGGGCTCTCTGCGCGCGCCCACCTACAACAGAAAGGCGCACCGTCATGAGTGATGACGACAGCCCCACCTTAGCGCAACAACTGTTGCGTGTCCTTCGCCGCCCGCGTGATTGGGCTGCGAAGAAGGTCGCACGACACGGCCGCACGGTAAAGCACCAGATCATCCGCGGCGCCTCGTACGGCGTTGGGAGCGGTGCCGTCAGCCTGCTCCTCTTCTGGTGGGAGAACCGGCACTAGCAGCCAGACCAGGAGGCCCCCCACCGCTGGTGGGGGGCCTCCTGCGTCAGGATGGCAGGGCGGTCCGGTAGAAGTTCCGCCAGGACCGGGACGCGGTCGGCCCGCGCTGCCCCTGATACCGGGACCCGCGCACCGCGCTCCCGTACGGATACTCCGCCGGGGAGCTCATCTGGAACACGGCCAGCTGTCCCACCTTCATCCCCGGCCACAGCTTGATCGGCAAGGTCGCGAGGTTGCTGAGCTCCAGCGTGATGTGCCCCTCAAAGCCCGGGTCGATGAACCCCGCCGTGGAATGCGTGATGAGCCCCAGGCGGCCCAGCGACGACTTCCCCTCCAGCCGCGCCGCCAGGTCGTCCGGCAGCCACACCCGCTCATACGTGGACGCCAGCACGAACTCCCCCGGGTGCAGCACGAACGCCTCCCCGTCGTCGACCTCCACCAGTCGTGTCAGGTCGTCCTGCTCCACCGCGGGGTCGATGCAGTCATGCCGGTGGTTCTCGAAGACCAGGAAATCGCGGTCGAGACGGACATCGATCGACGCCGGCTGAAGCATCGCCTCATCGAACGGCGTCAGACCCAGTCGGCCGCCGGATATCGCTGCGTGAAGGTCTCTATCGGAAAGGAGCACGTCAGAAGCCTAGACGCGGCCCGACGATGCCTTCCCCTGGGATGCCCGCCACTCCTCCAGCTCCCGCTGGCACAGGACACACAGCGGGTTTCCGCCCGGCCCGTACCGGTGCGTCGGATGCTGGCACTTCGTACACGGCCCCACGTACGACGGGGCGCACTCCGGGGCCGGCGGGACAGGTCTGTCAGAGATGGTGCTCACGCTGTCATCGTACGACTGTGCGGAGGGAACACCGCGCCGCGGCGCCGGGACACTGGAGGTACCGCCCCTTCCCCTCGATCGGAGCCCTTCCCATGCCCGACCAGGCGCCCACACCCGAGCCCGTCTTCCGCAGTGACGTCACCGTCGAGCTGGTGAAGCACAGCGCGTCCGACGCCGATGTCCTCTTCGCGGCCCGGGTCTCCACGCTCGGCGAACAGTCCCTCGACGAGCTGAACAAGGACCCGGAACGCTCCAAGGGACTGATCAACTACCTGATGCGGGACCGGCACGGAAGCCCGTTCGAGCACAACTCGATGACGTTCCTGATCAGTGCCCCGATCTTCGTCTTCCGGGAGATGATGCGCCACAGGGTCGGGTGGTCGTACAACGAGGAGTCCGGGAGGTACCGCGAACTCCAGCCGGTGTTCTACGTGCCGGGTCCGGACCGCAAGCTGGTCCAGGTTGGCAGGCCTGGCCGGTACCAGTTCGAGCAGGGCGACGAATCCCTCCATCGGTCAGCGAAACGACGGATGGCAGCCGGCTACCGCCTGGCGTATACGGCCTACCAGAAGATGCTTGAGGACGGGATCGCACGCGAGGTCGCCCGTGCCGTGCTCCCAGTGGGGCTGTACTCGTCGTGCTACGCCACCTGCAACGCGCGGTCGCTGATGCACTTCCTCGGCCTGCGCACCCAGCACGAGCTGGCGAAGGTTCCGTCCTTCCCGCAGCGGGAGATCGAGATGGTCGGCGAGAAGATGGAGGCCGAGTGGGCCAGGCTCATGCCCCTCACGTACGCCGCCTTCAACGCCAACGGACGCATCGCCCCGTGACGCTAAGCCCGCCGACGTTCGTGAGCCAGACCGAGGATGGTCGGTTGCGGAGACGGCTCCGGATCCGGTGGAGGGGCACCATCTCTGCGGCATACGAGAGCATCCGGGTCATCTGCCGGGGCCTGGAGGCTGTACCCGTCGGGGCAGGTCTGACCGTCCTTGCCGTCCTGCCCGGGAGGGCCTTGTGGTCCGGCGGGCCCCGGCTCTCCCTGCGGTCCGGGCGGGCCCGGCGGACCGTCAGCGCCGGGCTGGCCGTTGGTGCCGGGCTGGCCAGGCGCCCCGTCCTGGCCGGGCGGCCCCGGCAAGCCTGCTGCACTCGCCCCGTTCCGCCCGTTCTCCCCGGGCCTCCCGGACGGGCCCACAGCGCCAGCAGGGCCGGCAGGGCCGGATGGTCCGGCGGGACCGGAAGGTCCCGGCGAACCTGGTTCACCCTTCGGGCCGGGCACAGGCTTACTCGGGTCGGAGCGCCCTTCCGGCTCACCGGTCACCGGCTTCTCCCCCAGCTCCAGCACCTGCCGAGCCAGAGCGTCCCGGGCCTCGTTCGACACCTTCAGGTCGTTGCGCAACTGCTGGACCGACAGCACGATCCAGGCCATGGCCAGGCCGAGGAAGACTGCGACGGCAACCGCGAAGATGTCCCCGCGGCGCCAGCGGCGTTCCTCGGCTCGTATTTGTGCCCGTGTCCCTGACATCAAGACCCCTGCACCAGAATGATGATCACCGGTAGAAGAATCCCGATGAGCGGTACGATCACGGCGCCCACCAGCCATCGGCGGGTCGCCACGATCTTCTCGGCGTCCTTTTCGCGGAGGGTCTCCAGCGTCGTCACCCTGGAGGCCAGGGCTTCATGACGCAGGTCGTAGACCTTCTGATCGACCTTGCTGTCGAGCCGCACGCCGAGTTCCCGCATGTCGTCTTTGAGGTCGATGAACCCCTGCTCCATGCGGCGCTGGACTTCGCCCAGGGTCGGCTCGTCAGCCACTGAGTGCTCCGGGTGCAGGGGTTAGACGGCCCGCGGGCCGTGCGGCTTCGTCAGGGGACTGGACTCCTCTAGCGGCGTGGTGGGCAGCGGCGGCGTCACCATGAACCGCTCCACGACCGCTACGCCCGCGGCGATCGCGCCCATCCACAGCGCCTGCCGGTCCGCGGACCAGTCCAGGCCGAGACCGACGAACAAACTCATGACGGCCTGCGCGGTCTGGAGGAGAGCGGCCGCCCAGGCCCCGTTGCGGGCGAGGATCGCGAGGATGAGGCCGACCACGGCCGCGGCGACGGTGTTGATGCCGGTCTGGACGCCGGCGGACACGTCGAACTCGTATCCGAGGAGCTTCACGGCGGCAGCGATGAGGCCCAGCAGCAGGGCGGGCTCTCGGCCGAGGATCTTCATGATTTTTCTGCTTCCTGTTCGGCGCGGCTTGCTTTCGCCGCGGAGAGGTGGCCGACGAAGTTCGCGTACAGCGACATCGCGGCCACCCAGAGGACGCTGTTCTTCCAGAACAGCAGGGTGGGGATCACGAGCAGCGCCCAGACGCCCGCCAGGCAGTAGTGGACGACCGCGGCCCGGCGGGCGCTCATGCCGTGACCTTGAATCCGTACTTGTCGCCGAGGCGTTCCAGGGAGGTCCGGCCGGGGATGCCATCGGCGTCCTTGCCGCGGTAGCCGAGCTTGCGCTGCCAGGCGGCGTAGGCGGTGATCGTGGTGGTGCCCCAGTGGCCGTCGCTGTACCGCTTGCTCAGCAGGCCGGCGTCGACCAGGGCGGCCTCGACGGTCCTCACGCCGGAGTAGGTGACGGGCTGGCCCTTCGCCGCGGGGTTCGACCGGGCGGCGGCGATCAGCTTGGACAGGTCGACGACCGGCTTACTCGGCGTGGGCAGCGGCCTGGGCGCGGTCGGCTTCGGGGTGCTGGGCGTGGCCCCGGCGAGCCGCTTCGTCACGCGGTTGAGGATGTCCTCCCAGTCGAACTGGGGGCCGCGCGGGTCGATCTTGCCGGGCTGCCAGTCGAGGTGCCGGAGCGCGGAGCGGGCCGTCCAGTCGTGGCGGCGGCCCAGCGCCGTGATGACGCGGACGATCGCCTCGATCTGCTCGTCGGGCCACGGGTCCTTCCCGTCGCCGAGGTTTTCGCACTCGAAGCCGTAGAAGTGCCGGTTGCCATCGACCGTCGCCTCGTTGTCGGTGGGCGGCCGCCGCTCGGCGATGACCGCGGCCAGAACGTCCGGGTCGCCCAGGCCGGCGTGGTTGGCGCGGCCGTAGCCGACGAGGTGCACTGTGCCGTCCTTGGTGATGACGCCGTGGCACAAGGGCCCGGGCAGCGCACTGTGGCCCTTGCGGCACAGTTCGACGGTGGCGCGGCTGCCGCGGGTGACCGTGTGGTGGATCATCACGCCGTGGACGGGGCCCCATGGGCCCTTGGTGTTGCGGTTGTGGGTTTCCCAGGTGCCGACCTCGACGACGTTCAGGCCCTCGTCGCGGAGGCAGTCCAGGAAGTCGCGAGCGGACAGTGGTGTGGCCATCAGGACGCCTCCCCGGTCATGGGGCTGACGCGCGGGACGCGGAGCCGGTCCCAGGCCACCTGGTCGGGGATGCCGGAGACGTCGCCGCCCTCCTTGGGGCGCAGCGTGCGCTGCCAGGCCGCGAAAGCGTCGCGGTGTGCGTTCGTCCAGTCCGGGCCGAGGTAGCGGCCGTCGGTGCAGCCCTCGGCCTCGAGACGGCCGGCCATCGCCACGAAGATCATGGAGTGGCGGCCGCCGTGGAAGAACTCGGCGCCGGGGTACGGCTCGTACCGGGGCCCGCTGGTGTCGGTGTCGGGGGTCGGTTCGCTGGCGGGCGCCGGGGCAACCTCCTCAGCCGAGGTCGCGGTGGCGGTCTTCGTCTTCCGGGCAGCCGTCGGCTGGTCCTGCTCAGTGATGGGATCGGGCATCGCCCGGTCTCCTGGATCTCCCCGCGCCCAGGTGAACAGTGCTGGCGGGCCGCTGCGCGGCCGTCCCTCGAAGGGTGGTTCCCGGGGCGGAGGGTCGCCCCTTGTGATCAGGCTAGGGCCTGCGGCGGGGGCTGTTGCCCCCGCCTACTGGCTGCTCATTCCTCCGGCGGTTGCGGGTCGAGCTTGGTCGCGGTGAGGATCGTGGCGTCCTTGCCGCACGCGCCGTCCTGGGCGCACACGACACGGCAGTACTTGGGGTCGCCGTTGTTGGAGTAGAACATCGGGATATCGACGATGATGTTCTCCTGCCGGCATCCGGGGGTGCGGCACGCTGCGGTGACGGCGTACCACGTCTGCGGCTCCCAGGTGATGGGCTCCGGGTCGGGTATCGGATCCGGGATCTCCGGTTCGGGGTCGACCGGCTCGGGCGGCGGATCCCCTTCGGGGGGCTGGGGCGGCTCGGTGCTCTGTGTCGACTCGGGCTCGGACTCGGTCATGATGCGATCACCATCCAGTTGATGACGGTTGCGGTGGTGTTCTCTCGGTTGACCCAGACCAGCATGCTGCTGGAGGTTACCGAGGAGACGGAGACGCCGGTGACGCCTTGGGCGCCGACCGGGGTGCGGACGCCGGGCACCGTGGTGACGGCGGTTGCGTAGCCGCGGAAGGTAGTGCCTTTCAGCGGGCCGAAGTTGACGCTGGCGCTGGTCGGGGTATGGGCGGCGGAGGGGGTGACGGTGACGGTGCCGGACGCGATGTTCCCGGCCGTCATGATTCCCTTGATGTCCGTGTTGCCGTCCTTGTCGACACTCATCCTGGTGGCGCCGTCAACGGTGAGGTTCAGCAGGTTGCCTGTGTGCCCCGCGACCACGCTGACGAGGACAGCACTGGACGACGATGCGGGGGGCTGGACACTGAACCGTCCGCCGCTGACGAAAGCGTGCCCAGCCTGCACGAAGAGCGTGCTGCTCTGGGACGTGCCGCCGGAGTCGCGGTAGCCGAGAGAGGCGGAGGTGCCGCTGAGGAAGAAACGCCCGCCCACCGCGTACTGATCGTCCGCGTTCCTGATTCGCTCGATGACCGCGAAATCGTTACCCATGAACGTGCGCCACTTCATGTCCGAGAACCCGGACCCGGTGAACATTCCGGAGGTCAGGCCGAGGTCGGCGGCGCCCGGCGAGGTCTCGGAAACGTTGACGTAGGCGCTGTTCGTCTGGCCCGCGTTCGTGAACCGCAGGTTCGGATAAGCGCTGTCCGGGTCGAGCCACATGACGGCGCCGTTGGTGCCCTGAAGCAGCAGGCCCCGATCCGAGAACTCACCGATCGCAGTGGGGGTGACGTCGTTGTACACGAGGACCTTGCTGAGGTTGTCCTCGTTGACAGTGACCCGGGGCCCGCTGATCGCGGTCTGGATGAGGGAGCCGGTCATGGTGCTACCGGTGATGGCGCCGGTGAAGGTCGCAGATCCGTCAGCGGCGTCAAAGCGGATGACCAGTTGCCCCGTGTTGTTGTAGACGCGCAGCCCGTTCTCATTGAGTTCCACGCGCGCGCCGTCCGGGTTACCAGCCACCAGCCGCGTCACTAGCTGAAGGATCGCTTCAAGCTTGTCAGCCGTGACAGCACCGGCCGCAATCGCGGCAGCTTCGACAGAGCCAGCCTTCAGGTCCGGGCCTGCTACCTGGATCGGGGTGGCGGCGGTCTCTACGGATGGGGGCCCCGCGATGCCCGAGGTGTTCACGGCAGCCAGCAGTACATAGTGCGGCTGGTACGGCAACGGGGTGACCGGCAGTGTGCCGCCCTCTCCGGAGCGGGTGATAGTGCCGACGAACGTTGCTGCGGACGGTGTGAAGCCGCTGGTGGTGGAGATGTGGACAGCTACATGGTCGAAGTCCGCGGGCAATGGGCTGCCATCAGCTAGGGAGCCGTCCCAGACGACACGCAAGCCACCGATGGACGGTGTGATCACAGGCGCGGAGGGAGCGCCTGGCGGTGGGCCGTTCTGAGCAATCAGCCCGACGGTCCCATCGGGTTGCATGCCGATCACGGCGCGGATGGTGCCTTCTCCATCGCGGAACTCGAGGGCAGCGTCCTCGACGCTGCCGCCGTGGGCGTACCGCTGCCCTCTCTTGATCTCCTTGAGCTCGCGGGCGAGGCGGGCGAGCTCTTGGGCGATGCTGCGGGCCATCAGACTGCCTCCGGGGGGCCGTAGTGGTAGGAGTCGGCGCGCTTGAGGGTGAGGACGGCCTGGTCGGGCGCCCTGTCCGGCCGGTAGGAGTCCGCGATGACCCGGGCCCAGCCGGACCACGACACCCACTGGTTGTTGACCGTGACCTGTACGTCGTCACCGATCTGCCACGACCCGAGGGGAGCGTTGGGATGGTCCCGGACGGTGATCGTTTCGACCTGGCCCATGACCTTGCGGCGCTTCAGCTCCGCCGCGGCGCGCTTGGCGAGGATGTCGTTGCCGTTGACGGTCGGCAGGGACAGAACGTGTTCCATGCGCAGCCCGCCGTCCCGAGATGGCACCTCCGCGCGGCGGGTGGCGGTTCCCTCACCGGAGCCGGTGGCGAGGATGACGTTGGCGTAGTCGTCACCGGAGAACGCCACGGGCGGGGAGTCGACGATGTTCACGCCGGTGCGGAAGGTGATGTCGGTACGGCGGGCGCCGAGCCGCGGGTAGCCCAACCGGATGCGCTTCTCCACGGTGCCGTTGCTCAGGTAGCGGCAGGTGTTGGTGTACTGGGGGGCGCCGTCCTCGGAGACGAGATCGTCGACCTGGTCACCAAGGTCGGGGGTCTCGTACCAGTAGGAGTGCCACGGCTCCGAGGGTGAACCGACCTTCATGCTCGAGGTCGTCGTATCGACGACGACGCCGAGGTTGCCGTCGGGCTGGGCCTGCGCGTACGCCCAGATGTCGCGGATGATTTTGCAGGGGTCGGTGTTCACGTAGGGGCCGCGGCCGGCCAGCTCGCCATGAAAGTCGTGCCGGGCGTTCAGGTACGACGACCAGGACGCCGCCTCGAGGCGGTATTCGCCGTCTTCGACGGTGACGTCCCAGATGAGGCCGCCCCAGCGGAGGAGCCCGTCGGCTTCCGCGTAGATGAGGGCCTTGCCCGGCAGCAGCGACGACGCGTTCGCTCGTACGAAGCGGGGCGTGAGAGTGCCGCGGAGCTCGCCGGGGCCATTGAGTTCGTTGCCGAACTCGACGTCGGTCAGCGGCAGCGCGGGGTGCAGCATCACCCCGGTCAGGGCGTGCTGGGTCCAGTACCGCCAGCGGCCGGTCACAGGCGGCCCTCAAGGAACTCAACGTCGATCTTGTAGCTGGTCAGGGAGTCGGCGCCGATCTTCCCGTCGTTGAAGGCGTCGGTGCGCATCCGAGCGCGGAACGGCTGGTTGGTGCCACGCATCGCCGCCCCGGCCGTGGTGGTCAGGTCGATCGTCTCCACGATCTCCACGTAGATACGGCGGGCCGAGGTGCCCTGGTTGTCGTCGATGCGGACTTCCTGCACTGCTTCGGTGCTGCCGAGCATGAACCGGAACCCGGCGAAAACCGCGCCCTCGGCGAGCCGAAGGTTCGTCGCCGAGAACACGACCTTCGCGGTGGCCGCCCACGATGGGATGGCCAGCGTCGCCATGGTCACGTTCGGGTGGGTCTTCCACGTCGTGGACGTCCCGGAGATCTCCTGCAACGGGCCCGGGAAATAGTAGGGGGTGAGGATCCGTTCCCGCCGCGGGTTCGCGATCTGCCGCAAATCCTTGATCATCGCGTTGGTGATCGTGGCGGTGGACGCCGGTATGTCGATCCGAGCCAGCGGGATCGCCGAGTACCCGACCGGCACCGTCGTGGCGGTGGAGGACACGTTGGGGATGACCTCGAAGAACACGATCGGATCAACAGCGGGGTCGCGGTTGCCCTCGTACTCCGGGTCCTCGACGCGCAGCACGAGCATGTCGGAGCGGGACGTGCTGCCGGTGGCGGCGATGTCCACGGTGTCGGAGCCGATGTTGTAGGCGTTGTAGTAGCCCTGGACCGGGGACACCTTCCCGGCGATGACCGCTGATCCGTCGCCGATCTGCACGGCGGCGCCCGGCGTCGCCAGGGCGGTCACCTTGAGGTCGCTGCCGGTGGTGACGCCCTGGTTGTCCCGCGCCAAATCCTTGATCATCATGCGGAACTGCTGCGCGGAGTGTTCGGCGCCCATCGTCGCGATCGGGACCGGTACGAGTGCCATCGGTGGTCTCCTCAGAGCGCCTTGTAGGCCGGCCACCAGGTGACGGCCAGAGTGCTGGTCAAAGTGGGGTCGGTCGCGGTCCAGTGGATTTCGTTCATGCCGGGCAGCAGGCGGAACAGGTCGATGCGGGACTGCGGGGTCAGCGGCATGCCGCCGCCGTTGTTGCGGAGCACGGTGCGCCAGCCGGGCCGGGTGTCGATTTCCACCCACTCCCCCGCCGCGAGGGAGCCCTGCACGGTCAGGGACCGGCCGGTCTCCACGTGGGTGATCTTCGGGTTGGCGCAGGGCCCGGTCACGCGCAGCACGGGCCATGTGGGGGCGGTGCCCGCCACGTCGAGGAACCCGGGCCGGCCGATGGCGCCCGCGGTGAGCTCGATCGTGAACGGGAACAACAGGGGGAACGTCAGCCCGCCGCGGGCCACGGAACCGAGCGGCATCGACGTCGTATCGGGACTGTCCGCGTAGAACAGAGCGTCCTGTCCGGTGAACTCGATGTCGAGGGGGATCCAGCCGTGCTTAGCCTGCGACAAGTCCGCATCCAGCTTCCGGATCCGGCCCCGCACCGCACGGACCGGGCGGCCGGGGAACTTGAGCCGCAGAGTGGTGGTGGCGCCGCCGGCCAGACGAACGGTCTCGTCGTCGGCCGCGTTCTGCAAAGCCTCGTGCACCGCCAGAGCACCGGCCTCATCGCCCGGCACCTTGATACCGGCATCGATGCGGATCTCACGGCCCGCGAACAGATCCTGCCCGAGCCACAGCCCGTCCGCGCCGGGCGGCTCCGTGTCGGAGGTCCGCACCGGCGCCCGTCCCAGGCCCTCGATCGTAGCGATGACGACGGGGGTGTCCTTGCCGATGAGGACCCCCGCCAGGTCGTGCTGACCGTCAATCAGCTCTACAGGTGTGGTCATCGGGCACCCACTCCCCCGCGCGCCAGGCGCCTCAGTTGGTATGCCTGCCGGGCCTCCACGGCGCGGGCCAGATCCTGGTCGGAGCCACGGGCGCCGATGTGGAAGTGGGACTCGCCGACCAGCGGGCCCTGCTCGCGGATGATGACGACCCGCTGCCCCTGCCCGTCGGTCAGACCGAGCCCGAACCGGCCGGCGACGTTGGACAGCACCGCGGTCGCCGAGCGGCGCTTGTTCTCGCCGAGCGGGATGTACGCCTCGCCCCGCGTGGACGGCTCCGCGAACCGGATGATCCCGCCGCGGTTGGCGTACAGGCCGGCCCGGATGCCGCCGTTCTCGTAGGCCATGCCCTTGTTCGCCTTGAACAGGTCGGCGAGGAACCGTTGGGCGCGGCCGCCGAGGAACTGCATGATTTGCACTTTGGCTTTGTTGCCGATGTCGATGATGACGTCCTCGCCCAGACCGGTCGCATCCGCGACCGCGTGGATGCCGGTGTTCTTGTTCTTGATCGCGGCGATGATCTGGATGAGGTCGGCCTGCTCCTCACCGGTGAGCTGGCTGTTCGCCCGCTTCGCCTGCTCGTTCGCGGCCTTCGCCTTGCCCTTGTCCTTCGCCGCGGCGTCCGCGAGCTGCATTGCGGCCTCATCGCCCTGCGCGGCGAGCTGCGAGGCAAGGTCGCCGTAGCCCTGCGCCGCGAGCTGCGCGAGGTCCCGGGAGAACTCGCTGTTGACCTTGTTTGCCGCGCTCATCTGCCGCGTGTAGTCCGTCAGCGACGCCTTGGCGGTCTTCTGGAGATCGCGGAGGGCCTTCGCCATCTCGTTGATGTACTTCGTGGAGCCCTTGGCCATCTTCTCGGCCAGTTTCATGCCGTCCTCGCCCATCGAGGCGAGCGCCTCGGCGACGTCGCCGCCGACCCGGTCCGCGACCTTCTCGAGGTTCTTGTTCCAGACGGTGGTGGCTTTCGCCGCGGCCTTCAGCTTCTTCTCGACCGCGGTGATGTCGAAGTACTCGACCTCCTTGGTCTGCCACTTGCCCTTGACTTTGACCTTGACTTTCTTGGTCTTGTGGCCGGCCTGCCCGGCGTCGGAGGCTGAGTAGAGGGATCCGGAGACGGGGTCGTAGCGCCAGTCGGTGATGTTGCCGTTGGCGTTCCACTGGATGCTGGCGGGGTCGCCGCCGAGACGCCGTACGACTTCCTCAGTGATGGCACGGGACCGAACCCGCTTTGACCTGGCAAAAGGCACGTATGCCTCGCCAAAAGTCTCGGGCTCACCCCATACCCGCCATGAGCCTGCCGGGGCGATCTGTGCAACGTGGTTTTCACGGCGGCCCGGAGAGCCGTTGGCAAAGCTGCGGATGCCGCCGCGGGCGTAGAAGTCGATGGTTCCGCCGTCCGCCTGGGCGAACCGCTCGGCCTGCTGACTGATGAGGTCAGCGGTTGTCTGCGTGCTCTTCCGGACCGTCTCGTGGATGCTGACGTGCCTGGTGGTGATGGTGACCGTCTTGTCCCTCAGCCCGGCTATCGCGGAGCCGAGCGCACCCACGTTGGCGCGCTGGGTGCCGGTGGGGACGGTAATGACGACGTTCTTGCCCTTGGTGTCGCGGATCTTGAATCCGAGCAGCTCGAGCTGGTGCCGGGCCTCCGCGGTCGGCGCCTTCATCGTGATCGTCTTGCCGTTGGTGGAGGCGACCTTCTGCTGGACCGCTTGCAGGTCGGCGATGGTGCTGGCAACGGACGAATTGATCACGATGGTCTTGTCTTGCAGCCCGTCACGCTTCTGCCGGACCTGGTCCAGATTCGTGCTGGCGGTCCCGGTCTCCGCGGTGACCGTGAAACGGCCGTCCTTGAGCTCGGTGACCTTGTAGCCGAGCGCCTCGAGCATGATGACCGCATCGTCGGTCAGCGCGCTCACCGTGACGCTCTTGGCGTCCGGGGTCCGCTGGATGGCCGCGATGACGGAGTCCAGGCTGGCGACCGCGTCCTCGGTCCGCATCTCCAGCGTCATGGACTTCTTGTCCGGGATCTTCAGGTAGGAGTCGGCGAGCGCCTCCGCCTGCTGCCGGGTGAGGCCCATGCTGTCGGCGGCCGCGATGAACGCGTCGCGGCCCTCCGTGAAGATGCCGTTGACGTGCTCCCACGACTTGCCCTGCTCCCGTGCGGCAGCCGCCGCCGCATCGGTGTTCGCGGCCAGCTCGGACAGCACCTTCTCGGCGTCCCGGGCCTTCTGCGAGCCGAGGTCCAGCTCCCCGTCCCGCATCTTCAGCGCACCGGCATGGTTCTGGGTCGCCTTCGTGACGTCGTCCAGAGACTGCTCGAACGCCGACATAGCGGAGCCGGCGGCCCGGTTGACCTCGTTCAACGCGAGAATCGACTGCCGCAGCCCGTCGGCGCTCTTCTTCTGCGCCTCCAGCTTCGCCTGGGTGTCCATGGCTGCCCGGCCAAACAGGCCCATGCTCGCCGCCGCCAGTTCCTGCTCGAAGCGCATGTCTTCGACGGCCGCGTTGTACCCGTCCATCTGGTCGGTGAACTCAGAAACGTCCTTCCCGCCCTTGCCATAGGCGGCCTTCATCCGCTCAAGAGCAGCGGCGGCGATGTCCGCCTTCCCGCCCCGTACGAGGTTGGTCAGGCTCTCGTCGATGGCGTCGAGGGATTCACGAGCGGCCTTGGATGGGGTGGAGTCTGCCATGCCCAGGCTGAAGACCTTGACCAGTCCGTTCTGGATGTTGTCGACGGTAGACGGGTCGGTGATGTTGCGGACCTTGTCGTAGAGGTCGTCAAGGTCCTTACCGAAGACCCGGGCCAGCTCGCCGGTAACCTTCCCGGACTTCCCCAGCTTGCCCAGGGATGTGGTGAGCTTGTCGACGTTCGGTGGGGCTTCCTGCCCAAGATCGGACAGTTCCGAGAGCGCATAGACCAGGGTGCCGATCCCGGCGAGCACGACGGATGCCTTCGCGGCGGTACCGAGGGCGAGGAACGCGGCCCGCAGCCCGGCGATACCGCCCCCGGCGGCGGCAGACGTCGCGCCCACCGCAGCGATCTGCGTACGAACCCGCCCCAGACCGGCCGCGAGCACGGCCATGCCCGCCCCGGAGAGCTGGAGCAGCTTCAGGGCGGTGGCGACCTGGATGATGATGCCGACCAGCTCGGGCGGCAGCGCCGCCACCAAGCGGGCCGCCGCGGTGACAAGGGTGAGGATGGTCGGGCCCGCTTCGGATGCGCCCTCGGCGAGGACCATGACCGCCTGCCCGATCGCCTGGATCGCCGCCCGCGCTTCCGGCCCGTTCTCCCGGGCGTAGTCGAGGAACTGGCCGAGGGCCCCACTGTCGGCGTCGCCTTCGGAGACGACGCGGAGGAGGTGGATGACGTCGTCGGTGAACTCGTCCAACTGCTGGTCGGTGAGGGTGGCGACCTTGTCAGCCAGTGCGTCGAAGCCGGGCGTGGTGATAGCTCCGCCGGCAACGTTCATCAGCCGGTCCAGCTCGCGGGAGAACGACTCCACGTGCGGCGTCATCCGGGGGATGAGCTGCTCGAGGAGCGTGAAGCCCTTGGTAACCGGGGCCATGGTGAAGACGGCCATGTCGTCCGACCAGCCTTGGAACTCCTGCTTGAGGCTGGACAGCGCGATTGCGGCCTGCTGCGCCTCGGGCGGCAGGCTGGCGATGATCTGCTGGTACTTGAGCTGGGCCTGCATCGCCTCGGCGGAGGACCGGCCGTGCTCCCGTACGGCGTCCTGGTACTTCTTCTCCGCGTCCGCGGCTTCCGTGAGGGGCTCGATCTGCCCGGCCAGGGCGACACCGAACGCGGTCGCGGCGGCGCCACCGAGAGCGAACTGCCCGGCGAGGGCCGCGACGCCCGTGGACAGGCCGGCCACGAGCGGGATCGCCGACGGGGCGAGCATGAGCAGCCCTTGCAGGATGCCGCGGGAACTGCGGGATCCTCCCCCCAGGCCGCCGAGGGACTGGGTGAGTCCGGTCAGTGCGCTGGTGTCCGCGTTCACGCGGACGGTGATGTTCTGGTTCATCGACGCCCATCGCACTGCCGCGGCCACGTCGCGGCGGAGCTGCATGGGGTCGTCGAGTCGCAGGCTGAGGCGGATGCCTTGGCTGGCTTCCGTGCGCAGGTGGTCGATGTCGCGGCGGAGCGCGTTGACGTCGCGGGAGGCGTCCCGGGCCTCCCGGGCCAGGGTGCGCAGGGTGCGAGTGAGGCCGGAGCCCTGTCCGGTGAGGCGCACGGAGAGGTTCCACTGGCTCATCGGCGGGCTCCTTCCTTCAGGGGTGGGTGTGCTGGAGTTGCAGTGCGGCGTGGACGCTGGTCGGGATCAGCAGGACTTTCACGCCGTGCCCTTCGTCGCCGTCGGGGACGGTTTTCTGCTTGTCGGCGATGAGCTGGCAGCCGATGCAGCGGTGGGTGATGGCGCGGTAGGCGTCCTCGTCGCCCCCGAGTGCCTCGTCCCATTCCTCGGCGCGGGTGCCGCAGGAGGGGCAGACCTGCTTGAGGTAGTGGGCGTAGGCGAGGGCCTTGCGGCGGTCGAGGCTGGTCCAGGTGCCGTCGCCGTGCCCGCGGAACTGCGAGTGGGGGATGCCCCACTTGTGGCACAGCTCCATCTCGGCTCGGAAGACGGCATCCTCGATCAGCCTTTTCCCAGGTCGGTCCGCTGCGTGTGCTGCACGGACCAGGCCGCGTTCCACAGAGCGCGGGCGTCGGCCGGCGTCCACGTCTTCAGGTAGCGGGCCGCGGCCTCGACGGGCATACCGTCCAGGGACGCGGCGGCGATCAGGGCGGGCATGAAGGTGCCGCTGTCGAACTCGGCGCCGTCGGCTTCGTCCTGCTCGGTCGGCGGGTGCTCGGCGAGGAGGGTCTCGAGTTGCTGCTGTTCCAGGGCCTGGAAGCGCAGGGTGACGGTGTGGGCGTCGTAGTCCTTCTTCGCCTCGGCGAGTGCGGTGTGGGCGTCCTTGGCCTGCTTCTCCACCAGGGCGCGGGCCTGGGGGTCGGCGTCCGGGGAGAGGGATTGCAGGTAGGTGTCGGCTCGCTCGGCTTCGCGCTTGGCGGCGAGGTAGCGGTCGCGGATGTCGGGGTCGTCGCACAGTGAGAAGGTCCGGACGGGCTTCTTCACGCGGTCGAGGCGCTTGGCGAGGGCGTCCCAGGTGGTCATGGCGGGTGTCCTTCGGGAAGGCCCGGCCGGGCGTCGTGGCGCCCTTCCCGTGTACGTCACGGGCCCGGCCGGGGGCTGGTGGGGAAGGGTTACGCGGCGGTGGGCACGGTCTGGTTGAAGACCGGGCGCTGCGTGATCGTGAACTGGACGGTGATCTTCGCGGCCTCGTTGTCCGTGGTGTATGCCTTCGAGTTGCTGACCACGGTGACCGGATAGACGTCCATGCCCTTCGCGCCGGCCGTCTTCCCCTTGGAGAAGATGACGATGTAGCCGGACGTGCCCTTGGCGAGGTCAGTCTCGATGGTGTCGGTGGTGGAGTCCTCGTAGAAGGTGAGGCTGGAGTCGGCTGCGGAGTCGTCACCGCCGATCTTGCTCACGAAGGTGGACGCCATGTCCGGGGTCTCGATCGGGGTGTTCTCCAGCGACCAGCCGTCGATCGCGTTGATCTGCGCGGTGTAGTCCGTGCCGGCGTCGATCTCCGCTGCGGTGGGGATCAGCGTGGTCGCGGCGATCGTCGGAACGTAGTAGATACGGGTGGTGCCCTTGCGGTTGAACCTCATGGTGGCCCCTCGCGGATAGGGGCCAAGAGGGGGCCCCTGCTACACGGTTTGGTGTGGCGGCCACCTGGTGGTGGCGTCCGCGGGGCCCGCCGCGGTGCGGTTGTGCACGAGCCCTCGCAGGGGGCTCAGGCAGGGGTCAGGTTGAACCTGAACCGCTGCACATAAGTCATGATTGCAGCTTCCTGTTCGGACGTTCCCCCAGGCTGTCCGCCCCACTCCACGTCGAGGGAGCGGGTCATGCACGACAGTCCGGGCACGGTGAACGGGTACAGCCACAAGCCGGTGGCCGGGTTACGGCCGAGGAGTGTGGAGCGGGCCTTGTCGGCCATCCATTCGAGTTGGTCGAGGTCGGCGGTGGATTGTGGCACGTTCGGGTCCGGGCCGGACACGGACGTGATCTGGTAGACGAACGAGCCGTCCTCGCTGAGGTCGGAAAAAGGAGCGCCGGACACTCGCGTGTCGACGGAGTACAGCAGGTAGTAGGGCGGCGCGGCTCCCGACGTGGGCGCGCGGCTTTCCCCCACCGGCATGCCGGAGGCGGCGCTGAGGGTGGCCTTCACCCAGTTCGTGACCAGTCGTTTCTGGATCATTCGAACAGCTCCCTCACGGCGGCGCGCATTTGCTCGTGCAGCGTGTCCTCGATGAAGCCGAGGGCTGGCTGGACGTGCGGGAAGGGAGGCTGGAAGAAGTGCCGGCCGATGCTGTCGGTCATGTCCCAGAAGCCGAACTCGAGGCGCCGTCCCTGCGGTGCGGTCGTGCCGATGGTGCACTCGGCGCCGTGAGGGATCCGCTCGGTGACGGCTCGCCACGAGGCGCGGTACTGGCCGGTGATGACGTTCGGGCCGGGCCGGCCGGACGCGTTCTGCCGGATCCGGGCGACGCCGGCGGCGCCCACGGCCCGGATCCGGCGCTCCGTGACCGGGCCGATCTGGTCGGCGGCGCGCTCGAGTCGGCTGGCGAGGTCGTCCAGGTTCACGGTGTACTCCCCTGGGTGCGGGGGGCCTGCTTCATGTCCATGGGGGTGATGCGGACGACTTCCACGGTGGAGGCCCGGCCGGGGTCCTGGCAGAACCAGGACCGTCCGATGAGTGCCGTATTGGCGGGGTTGTGTACGGCGACGACGGTCACCAGATCGTCCCGGGCGGGGATGGGCGCTGTGAGGGGGGTGAGCAGGCGGGCAGGGGACATCGTCTCTTCCGCCCAGGGGAGGGTGGCGGACGGCAGGGAGCTGATTCCGCCTGGCGCACCGGCAGCGATGACGGCGCCGATCCCCTCGTAGACCAGTGCGGGCTCGGGGTACTCGAGCCGGCCCGTGTCTGGGTTGAGGACTGGGTCGCCGGTGGCGGGTCGGACGATGCGGACGGTGTCCACCATGAGGTTGGTCTGGATCCAGGTGACGACTCCGGTGAGCGCGTTGTCGAGGCCGGCCATTACTGCTGTCCTCGCGCCCAGTCGGTGGCCTGCCGGAGCATGGCCCGGGTCAGGTCGTAGCGGTCGGTGCCGAGGTCGTCCCGGTTCAGAGCGGCGTTCTCCAGCTCGGCCGGGTCGATCTGGGCGAGGAAGCCGGCCACGATGTCGGCGGGGCTCTCGGCGACGCCCACGGCGACCCGCGCGAGCCCTTCGAAGGCGACTGCCTCGGGCTGTCGCGTGTGCAGGACGACGAGGGGGAGGCCCCCGACGATGTCGTGCTGGAGCGTGTAGCCGGTGACGGTTCCAGCGGGCAGGGGGGTGCCGTCGATGGTGATGGTGGCGTGGCCGGGCTGGGCGTCGATCCGGACGCCGTGCGCCTGTGGCTCTATGGGGGTGCCGGTCACCGCTCCGCCTGATCCTTCTGGTGGCTACCAGCGATATCCAGCGAGTTGTGGACCATGACCCGCAGGGGCGACCCGTCCTTGTCTTGTCCGAAGCATTCGGTGGGTTTGCAGGCACACGGGGCGTCGCTGGTCTCGTGGTGGCTGACGTTCCCAACGTCGGCAAGAGTGGTCCCCGGAATGAGGTGGTGTACGGCAGTCATAGGGGCGCTCCAGAGCGGATCTCGGTTCGGCCGATGAGGTCGAGGCGGGGCAGCAGTTCCCGTTGGCAGTGGGGGTGCGCTGAGGGGTAGGCGAGGGCGTCCTGCACGGTGCGCAGCGTCCGGTTGGCACGGTCGGGATCGTCGTGGCTAGTCCAGCCGCAATCAGGCCCGTCCCGGACCTCCACCCACTCGGTCCCCAGCTCGTCCAGCGCGGTGCGGGCGGCCGCCGTGTTGGCGGTGGTGACGGCCTGCCAGGTAATGGCGGCGCTGGCCCAGGCGTCGACCGGGTGGCGGGAGTTGTTGGCGTAGATCACGGTGTCCAGCGGGTGGTCGCGGCGCAACGCGGCGGTGTCGATGCGGACGGAGAGGGCGTCGCGGGCGGCGTCTTGTACGGCGCGAAGGAAGGCGCGGGCCCGGCGCAGGGCCTCGGTGATGCGGGCGGTGAGGTCGGCGTAGTACTGCGCGGACGCCGCGGTGACGGCGGCGCGGTGCCGTTCGGTCCACTGGAACCGGCTGGTGCGCCTGTCGGCGTTCTCCAGCATCTGCCAGGCGCCCTCCCGGTAGATGAGGGGCAGGTCGGAGGAGGCCCAGCGTTCCGCGAAGGCGCCGGCTGCGCGGGCGAACGCTCCGAGGGAGGTGTTGAAGGCGGCGATCGCCGCTCTGAGCGCGCGTCCGCCGCCGGAGGTACGGCCTGGCCGTATGCGGGTGAGGGCGTTGAGGAGGCGGGTCTGGGCGATGCCGAGGATGGCCCACGCTGCTCGGAGCCGGTCGACGGCGTCGGTGATGTAGCCGAGGATGCGCTGGCGGAGGGTGCGGCCGCGGTGCCGGACGGGAGTGGTCATCGGCGGGGCCTTTCCCTCAGGTAGAGCAGGCCGATCCCGCCCAGGCTGTCGCCGTCCGGGCTTGTGGGGTCGTCGGGGGCCGGGTTCTCGCCGTTCTCGAGTGCTTCGATCTGCCGCTCGTAGGACTTGATGTTCTCGACGTAGGAGATGCCGACGACGGTGGAGACGTTGATGGTGGAGGGCTGTGCGCGCAGGTCGGCGAGGCGCTGGCGGAGGACCTCGAGGGCAACCGCGCGGGCGGAGCCGAGGCGGGTGTAGCGGGCCTCGAGGTCGACGAGGTCGGTGTTGGTGCCGAGCACGGAGAGGAGCCATGCCCGTACGGCTTCGTTCATGGCGTCCTCCTGGCTGGTGCGGTTGGGAAGGGGTGCGGGTGCGGGCCCGCCTTGTGGCGCCCCCACCTGGGGCGGGCCCGCACGCCGCTAGTCGCCGCTGCTGCCCTCGTCAGCGGCGCTCCGGCCCCGTGCCGGCTTGCGGACCGCGCGCTTGGCGGCCGTCTTGGTGTCCGCGTCGTCGTCCGTGGTGGAGTCGGAGGCGGTCTTCGTGGCGGCCGCGGGGAGCTTGCCGCCTTCCCACGCGTCGGGGTTGGTGACCAGGGCGGCCAGCTCGGGCTCCGGTTCGGTGCCGGCGTCGAGCTGCACCATCTGGTGTGTGCGCGGGTCCTTCACGTGGACGGTGGCTGCGAGCTTGGCCATGGTCAGAACACCTTCGCGGTGATGTGGATGTCCGGTACGTACAGGACCGGCATCGCGACGGCGGCACCCTTGGTGTAGACCTGGACGGGGTCGTCCTTCCAGCCGTGGGTGACGATGATCCCGGGCGCTTCCGCGAGCTCGATGGCCGGGTTGTCGCCGGTCGTCAGCTCGATGGATTCGGCGGTGATGCCGAACTGGGTTTCGCCCCACTGCTGCCGGTTCGGCGGGACCATCACCCACCGGTCCTCGGGGATCGGGCGGGCCATGGTGCCGTCGTCCTTGGGGATCTGCACGTCGTAGATCTCGATGGGCGGCAGGTTGTAGCGGGCGCGGACGGTGTCGACCTCGTTGGGGGCCAGCGTGGCGGTCGGCGTGTTGGAGGGGTTCACCGACCCGTAGTAGGCGGCGCGGTAGGCGTTGTTCGCGGCGAGGAGCGCGCGGGCCTTGTAGGAGGTGACGACCTTCTCCGGCATCGGTGCACCGGAGGCGCGCAGCGTCTCCAGCCAGGCGAGTTCGTCGGCGATGGCGTCCGCGGTCGGGTCCGTCCACGGCACGGCGGCGGTCGGCATGTTGGCCGCGGGGACCTGGGCGTCGTACTCGACGGTGAGGCCGTTCTCGTTGGCCAGGGTGAACTTGCCGTCGGTCAGGAGGTCGCCGGCGGCCAGCTCCAGGCGGGACCGGATGGACAGGACGTGGGCGGCCACGTCGTCGTAGAGCGCCTCGACGAGTTCGGAGGCGTCGGCGCCGCGGCGGGCCGCGAGGAGGATCGTCTCGAGTTCGCCGACGAGGTACTTCTGGCCGAGCGGGGGCAGCATGCCCTCGGTCTCGATGCGCTTGACCTCGCGGGACGCGACGGGGGTCTGCGCGTCGTACGCGCGGTACTTCGCGGCGTTGACCCGGCGGGACGTGCGGCGGGTGCGGAACTTCACGCCCTGGATCTGCCGTTCCGGCATGACGTTCAGGGTGAGGGCGTAGTCCGCGGGCGTCTGCACGGCGCGGGCGAACGCGATGATCTCGGTCGGGGTGATGTCCCTGAGCAGGGCTTCGAGCATCATGGTCTGTCAGTCCCTTCTCAGGCCACGTTGGAGAAGTGGAGGGAGTCGGTGCGGTTCGCGGCGGCGGGCGGCGTGAACGCGACGGGGAGCTTGGAGGCGTCGATGTCGCCGATGATGCGCAGCGCGGCGCCGACCTTCGTCGAGGTGGGGTTGTAGGCCGTCTCCGTCTCGAGGAGGCCAGCGAAGACCTCGCGGCCGTCGGTGGCGGCGGAGTCGTAGATGCCGTACAGCCCGGAGGCGGTGATCCGGCCGAGGGGCAGGCCGGACTTCAGGACGCGCTGGTTGACGTGCCGGTTGGTCGGCAGCCAGTGGGTGTGCTCGGTGAAGGTGCTGGTGTCGAGGGTGATGGTCTTGTTGGTCTCGGTGCCGTACGTCGACATCAGCCAGCGGCGGTCCGCGGTGACGGTTTCCTGCGTGGTGAGCGGCTGGATGTCCATGCCGGTCTCCTCCCGTGGAATGGGGATGTACTACTGGGGGGCGGACACCGGGTGGGTGTCGTCCACGGGAGGAGAGGCGTGGTCCCTCGGTCTTCGGGCGCCTGTGGTCAGGCGGCGGGCTTGGCGTAGCCCATCTTCACGGCCAGGGCGTGGGCCCTGGCCTTGGCGTCGTCCTTGCTGGGTGCGGGGCGGGGTGTGCCGCCGCCCCGCACCCAGCAAGGA